GTGGATCAATAGGAATAAATTCACCTGATAAACGCATCATAGTCTCTTCACAGCTATTTTCTACTAGGAGATGTAACATTAGCTTAAACAAACGCTTCATACCGCCCTCGGCAATATTTCGAGCCATGACTTCTATCTGAGCTGAACCTTGTTGTGCTTGTAATCGAGCTGCAGTTGCTGAAGTATTTTGTAACGCATCAGGATCAAGTCCTTGTGATGCTTTTGATACTCCTGTCTTACCTTCAATGGTGTTATCTAAATACTGCATGGCTGTTAATACTTGACCAGCTACAAATGGCGTGGCTATATCTACTAATGCTGCTGGAGACTTCATTCTGACCAAACCACCAATCTCATTGTTCATTAAATCGTCTACGTTAACCTGTCCTTGTACATAACCCTGTCTAGGAGAGTTTGTTAACGCTACGTTGTCCATCATTCCTCTAAGCATAGCTGTAGAAGAGTCTTGGTCGTTCATAATAAGGTCTGCTACACTCCTACCAAAGAATGTATGTGGTTCAGGATCAACCTCGAAGACTGCGAATGGTACTTCACCCCACTCTTCACACTCTAAGAGCTTGTTATCACCACCAGCCATAAGAATACGATACATTGAGGCAATGCCAGTACCTTCCTTATCCATCTTCATGTAGGCTTCAGTAACAGCCACTAATTTCATTGATACGTCTGCTGTATTAGCTTCTTCGTCTTGCTCATAGCCTTTACGCTCAAATGCTTCAGTATCTGTATAAGTATCATCAGAAGATAAGCCTGAGAGTTCAGATACTACGTCATAATCGTAACCCATCTGCACAAGATCACTTACTCGCATCTCTGTTCTGTGTGCAACTATGTAAGCATCTTCAACAGATTTGGCATTACGGTCAACAATAAACTCTTCAGGTGGTAACGCCTCAATACATAACTTTCCTTTCTCTTTTTTATAGCTAACCTTTAATGTGTACTGGGGCATTTCCATTTCCATGCCTTCAGGACTCATTTCAGTTGTCATTTCTACAGATTGCTCAATTACTGTTGCATCGTCTTCATTAACAATGGCAGCCATCTCTTCTTCTGTGACATTAGAGAAATTAAAAAACTCTTCTTCTGTGTTATCTTCCCACCAAACTTTAAGAACGCCTGTCTTTTTAACTAATGCATCATGAATTACATCATTTAGTAACGTATAGCCATTAAGCTCATTAAAACGGTAATTAGCGTATTTTGTTGCCTGTTCAGCACCCTTAACGTCTTCTTGGCTAGTAGGAATAAACTCTACTGCATTTTCTGACGATAAAAACACACGCATTAGACTAGGCTTAATCGCTCGGATTGTATCTCTGACCTTAGTAGCAACAATTCTGCTTCTACCATCTTCTTGACCTATGTCAGTCTCACCCTCAAAGTAACGCTGTGATTTTATCCGATCTTCAGCAATCTCACTTTCAATGAAACTAATAGCACTTGTAACTGCATCACTAGCAATGTCTTGTACTTGATCATCTGTCATTTTCTCTAATTTTGCCATTTACATCCCCATTCGTCTAGTTGCCATGCCTAGCAGTCCTTCGATTCCCGATGAACCTACTGGATCAAAAGTTTTATTTATTTCACTTGCACCTTCTTTAGCTACAACATCACCACCCACTTGTGATGCACCTGTAATCATTGAATCTAATAATTTATTAAATAAACCCATTGAATTATCTTTTACTATTGCATCTTTTAATACTTCATATTTTTCAGGATTAGTTGTAACTAGCCTAGCATATTCTTCAGCTTGTTCAGGACTTAATCCACCATCTCTTCTTAGATACTTTGTAGCCATACTAAATATAGCACCCGGATTCAATTGAAAACCACCTTCTGAGTTTCTTCCAGCTATATTTGCAGCTTGTGCTTTTTCAATACTTTGTGAATTATAGTTACCACTATATTGAGGCGCAATCTTAGAAGCATCTGAGGCTGTGTCTATTAAGTCCATTGTGGCATCTCGTTTGTCTTTAGGCAATAGTTGTCTCATTATTTGCTGTAGCCTACCATCCATATCTGCTATATCTCTTAAACCTTTAGAATCTTTTTGGTTTTTAAGTGCTTGTGTTACTCCTATACGTAAAGCATTCATCACGCCCGGAACATCTCTGTTCATGACACCTCTAACTTCTGTGTCTAACCACGCTTCTACAGCTTCAGCAGAGTTCATTTCTTTATTAGTAAGTATACCTTTACCGTAATCGTATGCCTCTCGTCCTCTTCTTACATCACTAGCTTGTTGCCTTACCGCTTTTAAACTTGCACCAACAGCACCGTAATTATCTAATTTATCCCTAAGAGATTCAGATAATATTTGAAGATTACCTCCAACCTGTCCTTTACCAACTTTATTAAATTCAAAGGCTGTTTCAGATAATGTTCTTCTAACTACTTCAACATCTTCCAATTTAGGTTGTCTTAGCATTCTTACAACACCATTTTTATTTCTAGTAAACAACGGTACTAAATTTTTTGATGAACCATATATTTGTTCAAGTGCTTCAAACACTCCTGATCCTTTCATCTGTGCAGCTTCTAATATATCCATAAGCATTCCGTTGTCATTGCCTTTTACCAAATTAGGATTGCCACCTTTTTTTCCAAATACTAACCCGTATAGATCACTTTCTTTTTGTTTGATAACTGCTTGATCAGCGTTCCAAACTTTAATTAAATTATCATCGACTCTAGTAGCTGTGGTATCACTTTGCATGGAATCTAAGACATCTCTTCTAGTTTGTGCTGGTCTGCTTACAATAGCATCTATGTCACCTTCAGCTTTTTTGCCTAAATGAATACTCTTTAATATATCAGGAGCTTTACCTTTGCCTTTAACAGTTTCACGAATTAAAGCAACCATAGTTTGATTTTCGCTCATTAATTTGCCATTCATTAAATCTACAATGACTTCATCTGCGGTTTTTCCTGATTCTTTCATCAGTTTGTTTAATTCTTTTCTAATAGTTAATTCGGTTGTTGTACCTCCAAATACTCTTTTAGCTGTGTGCATTACATACGTACTAATTCCTGATACAACATTACCACCTAAGACAAATGAACCAGCTATTGGCGCACCAATTATAAAACCCATACCAAAATCACCTAAACTTTTATCATCGCTTTCACCAACAGCATAAACACCAGCTCCTGTGCCTGATTTAGCCATTGTCATTGCTGTCGATGTTTTGCTAGTAGTGTTACCTGATTGAAATACAGACCTTCCAAGTCTAAATATGTTTGATACAGAAGCTCCCCATGCTAGTGGGCTACCAAATAAACTAATTACTGTAGGAATTGCAGCGCCAGCTAATTCTAAACCAATTGCTTCTTTAGGGTTTTCTTTTGCATAATCAGCTACTTTTTTATTAATTTCTGCTTTAACTGTAGCCATATCAAGCTCATCATCTACTAGAGACCTTGCATAGGCTTCTAATTCATCAGCAAATTGAAAAGTAAGACCACCCATAACAGTACGAAACTTTTGTGGAGCTATATCTTGACCAACTACAGAACCGTTGCCTTGCTCTGATATTGTTGGAGTTGACTCTGCAAATATTGCTTGATTTCGATTATCTCCAGCTCTACTAGTGGCATATTCTTTATCAACAGCAACACCTGTTTGATTTTCTTTATCAACCTCTCCGTATAAACTCTGTGTAGTTTGTAATGTTGACATTAATCTGCTCCTACGTTGTTTGCCCACCAATTGGCTGCAAATTCAGTATTGCCCATTATCTTATTAAACTTTTTAGAAGTCATGCCATCCATATTAGCAATTAATGTTGATCTACTTTGAAAGTTAAATGTATTCCAAATGTCATAGCCAGTTCTTTTGTTGGCATCATCCCATTGGTTAAATGTAATTTCAGGATTGTTTCTAGTGTCATAGTTATATTGACCAATCATTATTTCTTGTCTTACATCATTGTCCATTCTTTTGTATCTTGACATCAAGTGTCCTTTCCTTTCTATTATCTGCTCTTTTTTGTATGCTTTATATGAACCTAACTCACTAATCCTTTGAGATCGATTCATTAATGCAGTAGCTAGT